CTCTCATTTGGAGGATTGATAGGATCGCGTGACACGATGCCTCTCTTAAAAAATTCACCAGTAGTAGGGCAGATCCAGATGGCTTCCTTGATGCGATAGTTCGCGTCGGAAGTTTCTCTGATGCGAGGGTTACAATAGTCTCCTGTATAAGGAGATGGGATTTTGACAGGTCTAACAAACGGCATGTTATTCATATCAAATATTTAGTCTCTTTTTCAAATCTTCTATATACTTAGTTAGATTTTTCTTTTTCTCGAAGGTATTAACCCAGATGTTAATGTCTTTTGTAATAGAGTCAAGCTCTAAGTAAGAAATAATATCCTTAAACGACTCTAAATCTAAAGCAGGCTCACTGAGCTGACCCATTTGCTCTTTGTAGCAGATTTCTTCTTCAGGGTAATAACGATAACCGTAATTTAAATCAGACAGCTTCAAATTAGTTTCAACTACTTTTTGCTGCTCTTCTGTAAGAATTGATACACCGCTTTCTGCAACCTTCTTGGCCTTTACTTTACCATAACCTTCTACCCCTTTAACGTTATCAGAAATATCACCCATAATACACTTGTACAGCAAATAATGTTCTTTAGCTACTCCAGCTTCTTGAGCAAAATTAGAAAGATTAATTTCCTTTTTGCCTGTAGGAAAAAAGATTTTAGTTTGTTCATCAACTAGTTGCCACATGTCTTTATCAGTAGAGACAACTATTTTTTCACCGTCCAGTGTATGACACAGCCATGCAATTACATCATCTGCCTCCATGACATTAGGGTAAATATTCTTAATGTTCAGATTGGAAAGCATCTGTTGAATAAGGTCATCGTAATTATGAACACCCTCAAATGGGGTATAATTACGATTTCCTTTATATTGAACAGCAGCCATTTCTTTCCTGAAGTTGGAAGATGGCCATGTTAGCTTTTTATCCCAGGCTGCAAAAATACGGTCAGGCTCGTACTGCTTTGTATAAGATTTTACACAATTAAGAAAGAAATAAACCCCACCTACATTTTCCCCTCTACTATTCGTCAGAGTCTTGTTCTTCGACAGCCAAAACGTCCGATAAAGTAGATTGTTGCAATCTAGGATTAGTGTTTTCATTTTTTAGGTAGACACTTTTGCAGTCTATATAGATATTATACGGTAGTCTCTCAACGAAGTCAACTATTTTCTCGCTCACACCTGATAGAAGTTTGTCTTTTGGAACCTCAAAAACTTTTTCGTTGTCTTCGCTTGGTGTAAGATTAAACATGACATAATTGCCATTATTCTCACTAACAATTACAAAATAATCTCCTTTATGCTTGCCTCCATTAACGAAGTAAAGCATACCCTCATAGTCATTACCATATGACTTGCCTCTATATAAATTCTTAAGTTTGTTAAGCATTGTCCCTCAAAGATACGATGCTCTTAATAATAGCTTCTTCTTCTGTTTGAAATTCAAACCCAAAATTCTTTAGCTTAGAACAGTCCATGATGCAATTTGAACGATTAGCCTTAATTGGCAACTCATCATAGCTGATGAACTTCCAGTTAGGGTTATCATAATTATGCTTGCGATAAATCTCAACAATCTGATCAGTTCTAAGAGGGTTTGGGTTACAGATGTTGAGAGTGTACTTAGGTAATCTCTCCCCATTAGTCTCCAGAAGTTTTCTCAATATTTCTACAAAACCAGGGATGTGAGTCTTTGAATTAACTTCGTTAAGAAGATTATCATACTTACGAATCTTCAATAGATAGTTGCGATCTGTATGTTCTCCGCAAAACGGCATTCTGATACGAAACGTTTTAATGTTGCTAAATTGAGACAAAGCTAATTCAGCAGCATGCTTTGTCTTAGAATAGAAAGAGCTCTTGTCGCTAAAAGCACCGAAATCAGGGATGTGAGTTTCACTGTACGGGAATTCATAACCTGAATAGATGCAACCAGAAGAAATATGATAAAAGCTGGCTCTATACTCTTCACAAAGCCTGGCCATTAAGATAGGCAACTGTACGTTAAGCTTATACGTTTCTTCTTTGTTAAGCTCACAGGCATCTACGTTGGGTCGGCCAGTAAAGCCTACACAGTTAACAACAAAGTCAGGCTCACAGGCCTCGAAAAACTCTCTTAAAGCTCTTTCGTTAGTATAATCAATCTTTTTTCGATCAATTAAGAAAGATTCAAGTTTGTATGATTTTTGAAGCTCTTTAAATAGGTTTGAGCCAACGTAACCTCCGCCGAAAATCGCTACACCAGGTGTACTCATAGTGTAATTATATATTACATTCTTTTGGTGTTCAAGTCTTGACCAGTAATAACTTTTGCGATTAGAGTCTTTAGAGCATCAGCATCTTTTTGAGTCCTGTTGCTGCTTATAACAAATGGTATATTGTCAAGATCATAACCTATAACAATGTAATTTGAGAGGACTTGACCTAAAAAATCCACAGTCATTTTGTAGTTTTTAAGACCAATAGTCTCTACATCTTCGGGTAAAGAAGACTCTAAGTTTTTTTGTAATTTTTTTCTTGATGCTTCATCCATAGCCCAGTAATTCCTTTTTCATTTAAGAAGTTTAAAACAACCTCGAAACTGTCAGTATTTATACCGAAGTTTTTTGGGAACCTTAAACCACCATCATTAAGTTCGAAGTAAAAATCTCCATAGTTTTGTTTATTTAAAACTAGAGTTACCCATATGGCTTCATTTTCTGGATTTACTAATATAGTCCACTTGCGTGGGTCATACAGCTTGTAACCATTAAAAATTCTACAGGCTGTAAACCCAGAGTCTCGTAACCTCTTTATAAAATAACCTTGAGTTGTTATTCTGTTCTTAGGTTTCTGCCAATCCTGATGCGACATATAGGAGTTCAATGTTATTATTATTTAGCTCAAAAATCAAAACTCCAAGGTTAGTATTAATTTTTGTTGCAACATTTCCAAAACGATTGCAGGACACAATGCGAATAATCTCAAAGCTCAGAGCCAAAGGATTATCAATCTCAGAACCAGAGAACGCTGGAGACAACACAATTTCAATAGAGTCCACATTAGACTTGTTCTTGTCAGTCAACTCACTATAAACCCTTCCTTCACCCGTTCTAATGTACAGCTTATCAGTCTCTGAGGCAAAGGTGGAGCTCTTAATTAAAGATTGCAAGTCTTGACCAGCAATATCAAAACTAGTATCATACTTTAATGCCCTTACCTTTTCAATGTTGATGGCAGGGGTTGATAAAATACCGTCTTCTAGAAGATGATACTTAAACTTAATACCCTTCTCATTGTAACTAATGTTATTAGAGTTGACCTTAAGCGTCACATAATCCTCTCTAATACAATCAAGAACCTTGATGAGCTTATTAATATCTGGAATATTGAGTCTATTCTCTTCAGAAAAACTATCCTCAAACTTCCAAACAGCATTTAAAATAACTGATGCATCTGGAGTAGCTACTAGCGCTGTAAGCTTATCACCCTGCAGGTGTAAAGAGCATGAGTTATTAATTCGAGACAAGGGAGTCAGAAACTTGTCTACAAATTCATTCTTGTTGTGAATCGGTATAGTCATCTTTGAACGTAATTTTAATATCTTTCATTTTCTTTTGCAACAGCTTTTCTAAGCTCTTATCGAGGGTTAATTGCAGACGTTCTTGACCACCGACACAAGCTTCAAGCAAACGCTCAACTCTTAGTAACTTCTCTGTTAACAAGGAGATTTGAGCTTCAGAAATTGTTGAAATTGGAGCCTGATACTGAGGCTGCATCATTTGCTGCGGCTGAGGTTGCATCATTTGTTGAGGGGGTTGTTGCCTTACTTGTTGAGGGGGTTGTTGCAACATTTGTTGAGGGGCTGGAGAGGTCGCGCGTTGGCGGTTGTTTGGGTTTGCGGATGCAGGAGGAGCTCCATTAGCCTGCACCCTAGATAAAAAATTTTGGCGAATAAGTTCTTGAGGGTCATATTGTAAACCTTTCATGTTCGGACTGGATCCTAAAGCCAACTTATCAATAGCCTTAAGCTCGCTCGCAGCCTGGCCTGCCAAGTGAGCTATCGCGTAAATGGCTTCTTGATCAAATGGTTCATCCTGGTCGTTACTCATATATGTATTTTATGAAAAATAAAACAGATAGCCACAAAAAAACGGCAGAGCCTTTGCAGCTCTGCCGTCATATTAACTAATTAGTTTAACTCAAACCCTTGAGCAACTCAGCCACCTTAGCATCATCCAAATCATCTGAATCGTCATCAGTTACCTCAGCCTCCACAGGCTTAGGCAAAGTACGAACAGCAGACTTCTTAGACTCCACGAACGGGCTATCATCAGAAGCAGCCTCACCTTTAGCAGCAAGAGAAACCTGAGCTGGAGTTTCGCACAAGAAATGCTTCTCGAAAGCAGCCTTGAGATCATCGTAAGACTGAACACGGAATACAGTATCTACAGCATGTATTGAGTTGTAAATTGCCTCAATCTTCTTATTATCACTCCCAAGAGCTGGCACTTCACCAGGAGAAGAGAAACGAGAAGATACAAACGTCGGAAAGTCGCCTTGCTTCTCAGCCTTGATCTTGAACGAGCAACCAGCTCCACTCAAGTCGAAGATGCGAGAACCAAACTGATCAGCATCTTCACCATTCATGGCCTCATCGATGATCTTCTGAATCTGACGGCCATAGCGAAGCATCTTCACCTTGCCGTTATTTTCAGGTTCATTAGTATCGTTGATAACATACACGTTGACCAACCAATTCTCACGGCGCAACAGCTTCTCAGCCTTGGCCTTATCTTCAGCAGAACCATGCTTCAAGCACTTCAAACGGCCTTCAGCGATCGGATCCCGTTCATTCCAAGTAGAAGGAGAGATGAACTGAACATACTCACCAGTAGCATAAGACTCCCAACCGAAGTTGTAATAATGGAAGAAGGTCTTCTTAGGGTCTTGAATATTAGGAATAAGCCTCACAGTATAAGTATGACCTGGAGGGGTGCGAAGAATATCACGAAGCCCGGTCTTTGCCTTGGACTTGTTCAACTCTTCCTTAATCGACTCAAACATTGATTTATTAAATGAACTCATATTTCGTTTTTATTATAGTTTCTGTTTTTGTTTTTTTCTAGCTTTTTGTTTCTATTATTTTCAGACCTGATCTACAGATCTGTTTGCACTTCTCAGACATTACAAATTTGCGTCTAAGTTGTGCGAAATCATTATACAGGCTTCCAAAGATGAACTCCAGCAAATCCGCAGGAATCTGAAAGAATTTATTTTCGAAGTCTTCAAAGGCGAATAACGCATAAACGTTAATGTCCCTATGTTTTAAATGAACAGCAAAGGCAGGCAAAAGGGAATTCTCCTCTTTAATGCCCAAATATTCTTTTACAGAACAGTCTTTGCTCTTACAGTATTTATAGATAAACATCAGAGATTCTCTACACTTTTTCAAGTTTTCTTCTGAGTCTGCATCTACGCTTTCTTTCTTTTTCATGTGCATGGTGTACACAGAGCGAGCTTTTTGGCTCAAATAAAACTGAAGATCGTAGTACGTATTCTCATCGTTTACATAGATGGAATACGGAGCTAAAAAGTAATCATTAATATCGATGTTCGGGAACCGCTCAAAAAAATAAGCTAGTTTTTTAATCGCAGGAAACTTTTCGTCTTGTTCGAAGTCTTCGAAATCCTGACGTAGTTTAAACGGCTTGTTTTGCTTTTTTCGTGATATGGCTAGAAAAGTATTATATATTCTCTTTTCTGTAGACGTTATCATAGTGCTTTTTTAAGAATCGTTTTATATATTTAGACTTGTAAATGTTTGGATCACATTCTAAAAAGAATCTAATACACTCGAAATCATTTTCAAAGCTGCAAAGATTCTTAAAAAGTCTGATTAGTTTTTTCTCTTGTAGTAGTATAATGAGAATGTTAGCATAGTTCAATCGTTTATTTTTAAGTAAGCAAACAAAAGAGCATGCTTTGTAAAAATTGTTTCTGGTCTCGACTGAACATATGCTGTCGTATGGTTGAATCATATTTGGCTCTTGTGGCGCTTTAAAAGCTTTGTAAACTCTACAAACTTATCTGTCAGGTTACCACTAGAGGCATATTCATACCCATCACCGTCACAGAGAGTTTTAGCAAGTTTATTTACCTTAACATCACAAACTTTGCTACGTCTAAAATATACCTTGCCAGCCTCAAGGCTAACGACAGCTACCACCTCAGCATTATGCTCATTAAAAATAAAGTCTGATACTTCTTGAAAACAACCTTCAGCAAACGTTGCGAAGAAACTATACTTCTTGTTCTTAACTGGAATCATGGTATGATACAAGGCAAGAGAGTCAATAATAGTCTCGCACTTCTTTTGAAAGTATTCAATCTGTCTCAACTGATAGTCATTGAATTGAAAGAAACCTTTCCGGAAGTCTTGATAGAAGTTAAACACTCTCTCAAATGACTTAGAGTTCCAATACAACGTCTCCAGTTGCTTAGATTGCTTGAGGGTATATGTCCTGCTTACAGCATCATCAATTAACAAGACTAACAGCTTTTGATGTTCTGTTGGTCTGATGTCGGGGTATAACTTCTTAAAGATGTTAAAGGCCAGTCTAGTAGATGAACCATCAATCTTAGTGAGAGTTGTAGCCAGCTTAAATTTATACTCCAGCTCCACCATCTTTTTATGAGCTGTAATAATAACTACGTTCTTACAGTCAAGAAAGTTTTCAAATCCAGAAACATCTAGACCGATCACAGTAATTCGTTTAAAGTCAGGCAAGGAATATCGATCAAAGAATCCCTTGACCATGCTCTCAGCTTTCTTTTGGGTTACAAAAAATACTTCAGGCGCATCTTTATGGAACCAGCTGTAAGCTGTGTAACAGCCAGCTCCGTCTAAATCTTGGTTAATAATTAGCAGTTCGTTTTTCATGTCATTTCTTCAGATAATGCTTTGAGAGCTTCTGAGGTATTTACAATTTCTTCATCTGCGTTCAATGTATTATCCTCTTCAAGAGTTAGGGTTGGATAATTAATTTTCATATTAATTGTACCGAAGTTAGGCCCATATCGATTCTTTAACAAACTCATCTTAATAACACCTAACTCTCTATCTTCATCTAACTGCCACAGACCAATCACAACGTCAGCTGTCGCAGCAGTTCCAATACTCTCGCTAATAGATTCAAGTCCAGGATTTTCTTGATTATAACCACTACGGTTCAACTGAGTAGCAGTAATAATTGGACATTTAAAAACATAACTCATGGCGCGAACTTGCTCTGAAGTAAACTTAACTCGCTCATAAGAGTTATCTCCCTTCGGGGCATTAAGTAGATTCAAATAGTCAATAACAATAGCATCAAACTTATACCCAGACTGTTGAAGCTTTTTAATAAACGCTGTTATCTGAGCTGGGGACACAGTATTAGGCGGGAACTCCTTGACCAGCAATCGAGAGCTCGGCAAGTTGAGCTTTTTATTAGTAACAGTTTGCTTCAGACTATCAACATTATTACGCAAGTCGTTAAACGGTATCTGAGTAATATTAGATGAAATGCGTTTACAGTAAGCCATCTCAGACATCTCAAGAGTCAATATAATAACACTCTTATTCTGATTCGCAATATTAACAGCCAGGTTCTGCAAGAAGATGCTCTTACCAACATTCGTCTCGCCAGCGAAGACATAAATCGCTCTACCATCTTGCAAGAACCCACCACCCAGCTTCTTATCGAGCCACTCCCAGCCCGTCTTAATATGATTGTCTACCTTGACTAAGTCCTTGCAATGCTTTTCAATATCAACAAAGTAATCGTGACCTTTCTCGTTATTAAGCGAGATGGAACACGCATGCTCGAACTTATCGAGAACAATATTAGTATCAATTACTTCTGCCTTAGTACACATGTCAGTGACCTCCAGCATTGTATTGAATACTGTCTTTTCTTTAATAAACCTCTCTGTATTCTCCAGAAGCTCTTGTTTATTATTAGCTTTTTCAAGAGTCTTGAATTGCTCAACAAGACGCTTAAAGGAGTTCTTTAGTTCATCAGTTACAAGATATGTTTTTACTTCAGTTAAGGTTGGTACATTGGATCGTTTGTTAAAGTAATCTTTAATAATTTCTACGATGTTCTGAACATCTTTACTATTAAAGAGATCTGGCTTCAAGTACTCTACAACTGTACCCATGTAGGTCTCATCAGTCAGACAGTTAAATAGAATAACGTACTCAAAGAAGTCGCTATCTATCTTGCTCGTTTTTGATTTCTTTTCCATTAGTAGTTTTTAAAGTATTCTTTGAAGTAAGCATCACTCTTCTTAAACTCTTCACTAAATCCCTGTAATCCGGGAGATTCATGAGTCACGTAAACCGGAGCAGTGCCCAGCCTCAGCTTAAGTTTATTAGCTTCTAAGCAGAATAGCAAGTCATAATGGTGGAACTTTACATTTTCGTCCCAATTGACGGCTTTAGTCGTCCCAGTGTTTACTGCCAAAAATAAACCATCCATGAGCAAACAGCGCTTACCAAACGGTCCAAAGGATGTAACAAACTCTTTTCCAGTACTGTCAAAGTGAGAAACAGCCCCACTAAAGGTCTTGGGGTCGCACATCATATGCCACAAACCATGACCTTTAAGACTAATATCAGCGCCACCAGCTAATCCAACAACATCAAATTGAGCAAAGGCTACTTGGAGTTTTTCAATTAAAAATGCATCAGTTATAAAGATGTCATCATGACAGAAGATAATGGCGTCATACTGATCATAATACTTCTTAGCCTTGTTATACTGAACACTGAGACCATCAGTATTTTCAGTCCAAACAATTAAGTCAGCACCATAACGAAGGTTCTTAAACTTGTAATTAAGCTCTTGAGGTTCATCGAGTGTAGCCTTCTTAGGTTTATATGGTAACTCGTTGCCCATTCCAAGACATTTAATCAATGGAGAGAACTTAAGAAAAGCATCAACGTTTTGTTTTGTGCAGGTATAGAATAAAATTTTCATATAAAAAATGGGGAGTTACAAATAAAAGAGCCATGAGTAATAATCTTGTCTTTAATAAGTTCACAGACCTTGCCTTCTTCAAAGGGCACTGAGTTTTTAAATTTAGTAGATGAGAAGCTGCCTTCTTTATCATAAAACAAAGTAGAACCAGACCGAATAAGGTAAACTTTATTATCTCTCTCATTTACAATGTAGCATGCAAAGGTACCTTTGAGTAGCTCAGCAACTCGCTTAATAATATCTGGCAGGGGGTCTGTAATTTTCTTATGGTAAAAATATCCAATCAAAGCAGGTATGATACTAGAATCAACTTTAACATCTTCAAATTTAATAAAAAACTCTTGGCACAGCTGTTCAACATTAGTAATAATACCGTTATGAGCTACATAAAAGCGATTCCAGTAAAATGGATGAGCCAGTTCAGGGTTAAATTCTTGATGGACAGTCGTTGGAGCCTGGCAATGACCCAAGTATAGTTTAGCTGGCTTCAGCCTGTTCTCATCAAAAGACTTATCACTCTTAACACAATCAATCCAATCACCTGGGGTTATAGTTAAATAACTAGAGGCTGATACTCCTCTAGGTTTATTTAGCTCGTATAATTTAACAAAAGTTTCTTTAGAAGTAGAACCAAATATTGCGCACATATTATATAAATTTAATCACTCGGCTATATTCAATAGGATCAACCATCTTATTATCCATGAAGCCTTTGACTCGACTAGAGCAAGCTGGGCAATATCCACAAGCCTGCTCTTTACCTTCATAGCAAGTCCAAGTATTCTTGAAGTCAAGGTCTCGGCTAACTCCTAGCTTGATGATATCCTTTTTATCCAGAGTAATCAAGGGAGTAATGATTGAAATCTTATTCTTGCGATTCAGTCCGATAACCTTGCATAGGTTTGCATAAAACTCATTACTAGAATCCCAATACCCAGCCTGAGAGTCAACAAGAGCACTACCGTAATAAACTGATGCAGCTTCAATAGACTCAGCATAAGAACACAAAATCGACAGCATCATTAGATTGCGAAACGGAACATAATTGACTGGCTGAGGGTCTCCAAGTACATCCTTGGTCTGAGCCACATCAATGCTTTTATTAGTAAGAGAAGAAGCAGAAGCAATATCACCAAAGAAACCAATGTCGATCGGACGGTGATATATGTTAGTCTCAGGGTGCTTATTTTTAAGCAGATTAACTGACTTTACTGCACACGCAAGTTCTTTTTCTGCATGACGCTGACCATAGTAAAAACTGATTACGTGTATGTCTGAATATATTTTAGATGCAGCAGCATCATACAAAATTACGGTTGAATCGATGCCACCGCTAACAGGGATTACACACTTACTCATGCTGTGATTATATAGGAAAACAAAAATAAGGGCAACAAGTTTTTACCTCATTGCCCCTTTTTGTTAAAGTCTTTTACTTACCCTTCTTACCTTCCTTCTTAACTTCCTTCACTTCCTTCTTAACTTCTTTAGTCTTGGCCATTTACAACACCCCCTTCCTCATCAGATAATTCATCATCGTTTTCGATGCTAGCATTTGTGCTGGAATTACCATATTTGTATTTCTCCTTAATTATCTTCTCTATTTGGGGAATAATTTTGTTATCCCAAAAATTCGTATCATCCTTAAATTTACTAAAATAACCTAACTTAGTACCATCTGGAAGAGTATAGGTACTACCGGTCTGGATAATCACACCATGATTAACTGCCATGCCGAGAATACCGCCATACTTATCCAGACCAGTCAAGAAGTTTAGATACATTTCAGCTTCAAGATATGGTGGAACAAATCTGTTTTTAACTGTAAGAGCTCTGAGGGTAACACCACTATAGTTTTTAGCCTCTGGCAGCATCTTATCGTTATCGTTTTTATCATCCTGTTTTTCAGAACGGCTGGCTAACTGCACTAGCAAACTAGCCATGTAAATTGGACCAGAACCACCAGACTGCTTCTTTACAAGAGTCGGGTACATGGCTGCTGGGTCATCGTAAGTATGGTTACTGAACAGAATAGTAGTACCAGTACGAGCAGCCTTGTAAGTCAAAGTTCGCAACATGGACTTCAATTGCTTGGCTCTCAAACCCATGTCAGTAGCTGACTTACCAGCCTCTGCATCATTAAGTTCTTTTTGAGCAGACAAATTACCGAGAGAGTCAATGCTGATAATAAACTTGCCCTTCAAGCTGGGATTCTTCTCAATGCCATCCAGCAGAGTAAAAATCTGATTACGGCAATTCTCAACAGTATCGACTGGAACGTGTCTGGTCTTTTTCGGGTCAAGGCCAACATTTTCAGCTCCACGACTCTCAACTGCAATTTCAGTATCGAAAATGACTGGGATCATTCCCTTCTTCTGAGCATTGCCGAGAATCTTGTTAATAATATAAGTCTTGCCTGTCTGAGATGGTCCAATGAACCCTGTGATTCGACCCTTTGGAACACCTCCAGTTAAAAGAGAACCGGACATTATTGCGTTTAGAGCATAACAACCAGTATCAATATACTCACTAACTTCTGACAGAGTTTGCTCTGAAAGGTATGTTGCTTCAGGATTAATTTTAGTTAATGCCTCAAACACATTATCAATTGCTTTTTGCGTCTCTTTACTCATACACCTATTATAGTACCTTCTATCTGTTATTCAAATAGTTTTACAACTTTAGCTGCAGAACCTGCAGGAGTTATCTGCTTGTCTGATGTAATAATCTTGGCATTACTAAACATTCTCTCGTACTGAGCGATTAGCTTCTCATCCAAGTCAAGTTCAGTTGCCAACACTACACTCTTGGAACTAAACTTCCAAACAGTCTTAGGCTCATCCTTGTTCTTTAGAAACTCTCCAAAGAAGTAAGGCAACACCTGCACCTGAAGCTGTCCAGAGCTGGGGTTAGGCACAATATTTATAATGGCGGGATTCTTAACCCAGAAATACTTCTCTTCCTGGGAAACAAGCTCCCCGTAAATATTTCGGCCAACATTGTCAACGAATACGATTAGGTCTTTTTTATTTTCCATACTCTAAATATATACATGCTTTTTTCTTTATTTCAAGAGAACAACTCGAATAAATTTGCTTTGAGTTGCTGCCCTGGGGGTGCAAACTTAAAGTCTACAGCCTCATAAAATCTCTCAATAACATTGCTTACAATTTTCTCAAACATCATGTCAACATCGGGCTTGAGAAACTCCTTAAACTCCTCAGGGAAGGTATACTTGTAAGCAATCGACTTCACGCCAAACTTATTTGGTTCTTCAACCCTAATAAATCGAATCTTATCTCCAGATACAATCGGTTCATACTTATGCTTCAAGTTAAGCTTATCTAACAACAAGTTATAAAAATATGCAGACTTAACATGGTGCGGCATACCTTTTACAGTCTTAAAGCCCTGACACTTAAATGCGTAGTGATCATAATTCGATACACCCATAACCTGTGCGTAGCTCTCTATAGGTAACTCTTTAAACACTGTATAAGTCTCATTGAACAACTTATTAGTCTCACTATAGTTCTTGGTAAGGATCAAGGTCTCGATCAACTTCTTGACCAAGGGTTTAATCGGATTCGGCATTGTGGATCTTACAACCTCCACGCCTGTATACTTAAACTTATTACACTTGAGACCTTCATCGTCTAGTTTATGTAAAACATAGCGCTTCTTCTGCAAGAATAGCCCAGTATCACAAATAGACTCTCGTTTAAACTTAAACCACGGTTCTTTAGAATTGAGACAGTTCTTAGCCCAATCAACAATCTCCTTATTTAAAACTGATTCAATATCATTAACAATAGTATAAACTTCAGGTGAAACCTCTTTGCCTTTCAGAAAAGTAACCTTGTTACGTTTAATGATCTCTTTAATAGTAATATACACAGAATCTGTATCGTTATAAATAACCGGGTCAAACTTCTCAACCTCTTGATCAGTCATACCAGTTTTATTTTTAATATACTTTCTTAGAACTTCGTTACTCTTCTTAATAACACCTTGACCAGTAAGAGTAATCGAACGAGCAATATCAGGATCACCCATTGGAGAGCTCTTGTTTCCAAAGTAACCGTAAATACGGTTAATCAAAATCTTATAAGTAAGCTGCTGGATCCAAAGACGTTCGACCTCGATGTTAAGTTTTTTATATTCTTCTGAGTTTTTATCCAGCTTAGATTGAGTTGCCCTAGCCACATCCCACAGCTTCTTATAGTCTTGACGAACTCGCCAGAACCTCTCAGTAATAGTTGGAAAGATGCCTTTCTTATTTTGCAAGAAGAGTTTATCAGCCTTAGTAATCGCAATACCTTCTTTCTGACAGAAAGCCAAGAACTTAGAAGGAGTTAACTTAAACTCACTATTATTAACATCCCTTACAACAACATAATCTTTATTCTTAGATATGATGCTACCAAACTTAGTCTCTGGAGATAAGTTAAGGGAAATCATAACTGCCGGATATAGAGAGTTAGCATCAAAAGATACAACGTAATCTTGAAACCCTTTCTGAGGCTCGCTTACATATGCGCCTTCATACTTCTCAGCCTTATGATCATCAGTTCTAACAAACGTTGGAATAATAACATTATTCTTTCGAGCCTCAATAATAGCAGCACCAGTTACAGTAGAGATGGTACCCAGAGCATTTTCAAGCGGGGTAAGACCAACGAACGCTAACGTACGCAGCAGCTTCACATACATCTTAGCCTGATCCAGCTTCACAAGAAGTCGAACGTCTTGAACGTTATAGTCAATAAACAACTCCCAATTATTTTCCGCCAAAGAAGCCAGGTTTGATTCACCATAATCAATCTTAGCCTCACCCAGCTCCAACTGAGCGATAGCATTTAACTTATAACTCTCTCGAGGTTGCTGAGTAAATGTCTTATACAACTCAATATAGTCAACACAAGAAATTCCATCAATTCCCCACTTGGTTTGCAGCTTACCGAAAGCAGATCTAATCTCCCGAGCTCGCAAACGACCTACAGGAGACAACCGCTTAGGTTCATCTTCATCAAAGAGCAAAGATAGTCGATTAATCAAGTAAGGGATATCGAAGAACTCAGAATTCCAACCTGAAATAATATCAGGGTAATCCAAGGCTTCAAAGTCAAGAAACTTCTTGAACATGTCTCGTTCATCTGTACAACAAAAGTATTCATGTTCAGATGACTTAGGGGCATACTCTTTATATCCCCACGAATAATACTTCTCTTTAAGGGTATCGTAAATAGTAATTACATTAACAGGGTGAGCTGCCTTGGAGGCTTCAGGGAATTCATCAGGAGAGTATACCTCGATGTCAAGAAACCAAGTCTTCAGAGGCATTTCAACAGGGTTAATACTATCCCAATTCTTCCAGTAATAGTCAACTAAGAATTGGTGCTCGACACGAAGATTTTCATAAACTCGTATAACTCCTCTATCTTCTCCGCCCTTGGAGCGAATAGAAGTATTGCGGTCATACTGAGTATCAAAGCTAACCTTTTCCAGCTTTGTGTTATAGATGCTGGTATGGGTAGAACGAGCGCTAGTAGTCTCACGGTAATAATACGGGCGAACGGTATGCTCAGTAACAATTCGCTTACCGTTTTCGTCCCACGTGAAATGATATACAACCCCTTCTCCATTTTGCTGCTTATATGCAACGTTTCTATACATCGTATCAAGATGATACGCTAACACTCTCTGGAACGCAAGCTATTCCGTTGAATTTGTTCAGAAGCTTTCTCTCAGGGGCAGCATATTTAAAGTGGTACAGCTCTTTCCACATGCCTAAATTATCTGGGTGCTCCAAAAAGCGCTTTTCTGACCGAGCTCTATGTTTTCTGGAAGACCTCATGTAATCATCTTTGCTCTTTAAAAGCTTCTTGATCTGATCAACCAAATCATCTCCAGTTTTAAATTTAAAGTCTGCATCCTTGTAAGTAACAAGGTCTTGGCAAATGGCTGGGGTTCCAAAAGACCCTGCCTCAATTAACTTAATATCACTCTTGCCATTGTTAAAAACGTTTTCTTGCAAGGGAGCAATCATGATCTGAGCATTGAGACTAGCAATCTTTTCAGGAAAGTCATACAGTTTAGTCCAGTTATGGAATTCAATCTTACCAGCCTTGTAAAGATCGACTAAAGGTATTGGCATGGCACCAAAAAATACCCACTGATATTCATTTACTGTTTTTCTTACAACCTCATTAATATGGTAGAAAAACAGTAAATGAATA